AACTGGAAGAATAAGATGAGCAAGACTCATCCAGAGTGGAACTCATTTATGAAGGAAGCATCGAGAAAGATTCCTGGTAATACTATTGATTGGTAACTAAATTATGCCTAGAAAAAGAAGAACTTCTACACCTGATTTGGTTGGGATGACACCTAAACAAATGAAGCGTAGAAAACCTATTAACAATTCTACATTCGTATCTGTTGAACCTATTACAGAGAACCAAAAGAAGATGGTTGCTGACTATGATAGTGGCAAGCATCTATTTACTTATGGTTGTGCTGGTACAGGTAAAACATTTATGGCATTGTACCTTGCCTTACGTGACGTTCTTGATGAGAACACACCGTATGATAAGGTATACATTGTAAGATCATTGGTTGCTACAAGAGAGATTGGGTTCTTGCCTGGTACTCATGAAGATAAGGCAGACATATATCAAATACCATACAAAAATATGGTAAGATATATGTTTGAGATGCCTGATGACGCATCATTTGATATGCTTTATGAGAATCTTAAACATCAAGAGACTATATCTTTCTGGTCTACATCATTCTTACGTGGTACAACTCTCGACAATGCTATTGTTATTGTTGATGAGAGTCAGAACCTACACTTCCATGAGTTAGATACTATCATGACTCGTGTTGGTCAGGATAGTAGGATCATATTCTGTGGTGATGCATCACAATCTGACCTTATAAAGGCAACAGATCGTACTGGTATCATAGATTTCCAAAGAATCTTACAGACTATGGATGAGTTTTCTCTTATTGAATATGGCATTGAAGATATCGTTAGGTCTGGTATTGTCAAGTCGTATATCATTGCGAAGATTAACCTAGGTATATAAATGTCGGTAGCAGATTTTATATATTGTGAGAGTGTGTTACCTAAAGAATCTTGCGATAGTCTTGTAAGATTCTTTGAGGATAATATAGAACATGCTATTCCTGGTATGATGGGACATTATCATACACCTATTGGTAATTTAGAAATTAGATTAGAAGTTAAAGATCAATCTGATTACTATGGATTAGGAAAATCTATTCATGAAGGTGTTGTTAGTTATACTAAAATATATCCTTTAGTTACTAGTAATATGGGTCGTTGGACTGTAGTTAATGAATGTCAGTTTGCTAAATTTGAATCAGATAAGTATTATTCTCATGTACATTGTGAGAATTCAATGCCTGTTCTTCCTATTGCTAACAGATGTTTTGCGTGGATGATTTATCTCAACACTATAAAAGATGGTGGAGGGACCGAGTTTATTCATCAGAATTTTACTACTAATCCTATTGCAGGTGATATGTATATTTGGCCAGCAGGATGGACTCATATGCATAGAGGAGTTAATGCTCCCAATGAAGATAAGTATACTATAACTGGATGGTGTTATTATGTTTGAACGTGTTCCTAATATAAAAGAGATAACTGATATCAACACCGAGATGGTTGATGGTAAAAGATATTATGTATCACCATCAGGTGAGAAGTATCCTTCTATCACCACTGTTATCAGTAACAATTCCAAGAAGCAAGCAGGTCTTGCTAAATGGAGAGCAAGAGTAGGTAAGAAGAAAGCAGCAGCAATTACTGCGAAGTCTGCTAGACGTGGTACTAGATATCACAAGTTGGTTGAAGATTACATGGCAGGTAAAGAATTAAACATTCTTGACTCTGGTAACAAGGAACAACCCTTGCCATGGTTGATGTTTCACTCATCAGTGAAGACTATTGATAAGATAAATAGTATATACCTTCAAGAAGCTGCACTCTATTCAGACGTTTTAAAAATAGCAGGAAGAGTGGATTGTATAGCAGAGTACGAAGGAAAATTATCTATCATTGACTTTAAGACATCAGCAAGACCTAAAGAAGAACTCTATATGTACGATTACTATGTACAAGAGACAGCATATGCATGTTGTTTCAAGGAGTTATATGGTTTTGATGTTGAACAATTAGTAACAATAGTTGCCTGTGAAAACGGAGACACACAGGTAAAGATTGTTTCTCCTAAAAAGGAGTACCTTGTACGATTACAATCATATATTCAGGAGTACAACGAAAAACATGCCCGAAATAAAACTGGAGGATAAATTTATGACTGCTGCGAAATTCTCGCAGGAGGTGGAAAAGATTGCGTCTGAAAATAATTCAAACTATATTGATGCTATTGTACACTACTGTGAAACGAATGAAATAGAGGTGGAATCAGTACCTAAATTGATATCAAAACCACTCAAAGAAAAGCTTAAATATGATGCACAGAAGTTAAACTTCATTAAGAAAACATCAAGAGCAAAGTTGATCCTAGTATGAGCGAATTCTTTAAGTCAGAGATGGTACGTGGTGAACTGCAAGAGATAACAGAACTACAACAGTTTTGTGTCAGATCAGTTCAAACATTTCCAGCACTGTCACCAGATAAAAGGTTAGATTATTTCTTTAAGTTAAAAACATTAATAGAAAAGCAACAGATCTTTTGGGCAAGACTTAAATTGTCTGATGATCCACAAGCAAAGGTAATGATACAGAACTTGAGAGCAGCAGCAATCATGTTTGGTGCTGAAGATAATGAGAACCTTGAAGGTATGTTCAAGGATTTGTTAACAAAGATTGATATGATGACTGAACTAGCACGTAAAGAGGCAGAAGGGGGTTGACTCGACCTTCTGCCTATGATATAATATTCACATGACTTCGAGTCGCACAAGCCAAATCTAAAGAGGTAAAAATTAAATGACATTCGCAGATCTAAAGCGTAAGTCCCAGACAAATTTCCAGTTCTTACAAAAGGAACTAGAGAAGTCCAGCACTGCTAAAGCAGGTGCCGACGAGAGACTCTGGAGGCCCGAACTTGACGCTACAGGTAATGGATATGCTGTTATCCGTTTCCTTCCTGCTCCCGATGGGGAGGCACTACCATGGGCAAAGTTATACGCTCACGCATTTCAAGGACCAGGTGGTTGGTACATAGAGAACTCTCTAACTACATTGGGTAATAACGATCCAGTTAGTGCTGCCAACAATCAGTTGTGGAACAGTGGCGTAGAATCTGACAAGGATATCGCTCGTCAACGCAAGCGTAAGTTATCCTACTACTCTAACATTTTTGTTGTTAGTGATCCAAAGCACCCAGAGAACGAGGGTAAAGTGTTCTTGTACAAGTATGGCAAGAAGATTCATGATAAGATCCTCGCTGCAATGCAACCAGAGTTTCAAGATGAGACTCCTATAAATGTATTTGATTTCTGGGAAGGTGCTAACTTCAAGTTGAAGATCAAAACAGTTGCTGGTTTCTGGAACTATGATAGTTCTGAATTCACTGCACCTGCTGCTCTATCATCTGATGATGAAGAGATGGAAACAATCTGGAAGAAAGCTTATAGTTTAGAAGCATTCACAGCACCAGATCAGTTCAAATCATATGAAGCACTTCAGTCACGTTTGAATACTGTACTTAATACAGCACCTGCTGTACAACAGGCACAAGCAGAGGAAGAGTACGAACCAACACCTGTTGTTGAAAGAGTTGATAGAGTACCATCGACTCCAACATCAACACCAGAGGAAGAGGATGCTCTCTCTTACTTTCAAAAGTTAGCAGAAGAATAAGTTAAGATATATTAAGACCCCTTTACAGGGGTCTTTTTTTATGGTAATGTGTGCAAGTTAAACCATGAACTCCGTACTGCAAAGTACCCATCTTCTTTCGGGTTGATGATTGTGATTGGATTATATAATAAAATAAAATGTCTATAGAGATTAAAGATTTCACTAAAAATATTTCAGTGAATAGCAACTACTCGTTGCAAGACTTTCTGAACCTACCAGAAGTTCCTTGCCAAAGAAATACAGAGGCAAGATTAAGTAGAGCAAGAAAGTATTTAAGGGAAGTAAGACCAGAACATTGTATTGTTCATTTGGTTAGACTTACACAAGATTGTACCGTTGCTGGAAAAATATATCCTAAAGGTATGATGTTCAGAAATGATGGTAATACTCGTGCGTTAAATTGGTCTGAAGAAGGATCAAACTATCTTCCAGAAAGATTAGTAGCAATTATATATGACTATGAAGATTTAGATCAGATTAAAGAAGCATATGATTGCTTTGATTCTGCTGAAGCTACTGAAAAGAATCAGCAAAAGATTTATGGTATCCTTACAGGGTTCTATAATTACTCTCCAAAGTCAGATAAGTTAATGCAAGGACAGATTATTTCAGGAATGAATAAGGCATGTCATCTTATAAAACCAACTGAATGGAATCAAACTAATATTAAGACTGCAGAACAACTACGAGACGAACTTGCTTATTGGATGATGAATGGTTGTCTTCAAGCACTCGATGGGATGATGAATAAAAAAGATAAGTGGTGTCAACCATTTATTGCTGCTGCTCTTATGAGTTTACAACATTATGGACCTACAAATCAGAGACTTATTCAAGCATGGAAACTGATTGAAGATGAAAAAGGTAATACAATGGTTGGTAAAAGTTGGGATGGTGTAACTCATATTACTGAAGAGTGGAAGACCGCAAAGTTCTTTAAGGAATTAAGTATCTGTAGATGTACTCGTTGGGATAATATGGATCGTACTGTATCATATATTCTATACTGGCTTGATAAGTATATGAATAATGAGACAGGGTGTCAAGTTGGAGATGGTTGGAACAGAGTTGCCAAAGAATATAGACACAGAACTCCAGTCAATGGAGAGTTGTTGGAATTACTACACAACTAAACTACCATGACAACACAACCATGGTTCGCCTCACCTGTATATGTTAATGACGTTCATGAAAATGAAGCTTCATACAATGCTATACAGGAAGAACTTCTATCATGTTGTAACAGAGAAAAATTCTCACAGGTGCCTGGTTGGGCACCTGATACACATGAATTGAATGAAGATCCTTTTAATAATAATGTTATTAAAGATTGTCCTATATTTTTAGAGTTTTTACATGATAATCTAATGTCTTACTTGAATGATATTAGATGTCAGTTTCCTAGAGAATATGTAATCACTTCATCTTGGTTTACGAAGACATTGCATAATAAATATGCACACCTTCATGATCATGGTTCGTGTGATGTATCTGGAGTGTACTATTTGAAAACGAATGGTAAAGATGGCAATTTATTATTTCGAGATCCTTATAATGCTTATGCGACAAATTATATCTATCAGGTTGTAACTTCAAATGATTCAACTCTACCTTTAGAGCAAGGATTGTTAGCATTGTGGCCAGGTATGATACAACATCGTACTCAACCTAATGAGACACAAGATGAACGCATATCTTTATCGTTCAACTTATCTTTTGTTAGACAGTTTGATGGTACATGTATCCGCAGGTAAAGCAAACCGAAAGATACTATAAAGAAAACCCTGTTTTGTGTGAAAACTATGATAAATTA